CCAGGATGTAACCCTCGCCGCGCTCGAGAATTTCGACGGCATAAACTGAATTTGACGAGGTCGCATTAATCAACGCCCTGGCTTCACACGTAGTAGTTTCGGTTCCATTTCCAAAGACGAGAACTGATGGTGAAACTTCGTAATTCGAAGTAGTGTCTGGAGCAACCGTGAATTCGGTATCCAACACTACAATCTTCCGGGCGCCATCGTTAACGTAATCATTGATGTTTCGGAATTGTCCGGCGCCGGTACCACTAGTGATCTTCAAAATGCAATAGTTGTAAAAATCATTGGCAGGATTGGCAGCGTACGGATATGTCACGGCGACATTAGCTGCAGTAAAGGTGTTTGAGAAACCTGAAGCAACCTCTAGCAGAGTATTGTTTGTGATAGATGAGACTCTCTTAGTCTCAGTAGCGGTAGTATTCTGAACTTGAATGTAGTCACCTACATTCAGAGATGAAGTAAACAGAGTGCCGTTACCAATTACGTTTGTCTGTCCATTGATTACTGAGACGTCACCTTGAATATTGGCGCTTGACCTATTGTCACCAAGCGAATACATGCGATTGCTGTATTCTTCAAGTCCGGCAATGTTTGCAGTAACACGTAGATCAGAATCCGCGAAAACTGATCTGAAGTAGTTGTCGTATCGTGCGCCGGTAGAAGTAACCTTGACGACATCGATTGCACCATTGACGGCCGCATCGGTTACAGACGTGTTCACTACGACAGGAATATGAGCACTGGTCGAGAACTTATCGTATGTCGCAGTTGGAATGGAGTACATGTACTTCCACTGATAACCGTCTGAAGTTCCATAGAAACCGTCATTGTCATCAAAGAGATCGCTCTCTTGCGTAGAAGAAGCAAAAGTCGGCTGGACAGTAGACGGTCCGTCATTATTGTTGTAGAGACATTTGTAGACGTGCTTAAATGCACCCTCGTCAACTACAACAAAGAAGTTTTCATCGAAGAGTGTCGCGCTGTCGTGCTCATACATCGTGTAGACGGTGTTTGCTTCCCAATCTACACGGTTCACCATATGAATGACGTCTTCACTGTTGATCTTCTTGCCGAAGATCATGTTCTGATAGACGTTCGCAGAGATTTGATCGACCGAATCTAGGACCGGATCGATTACTGCATCGCCAGCTGAATACGGTGAATGTCCACCAACAAACGCAAAGTAGACCGTGTTGGCCTCTTCAGCAATCGACTCAACGAATTGTTCAACTTGGTGGACTCTGAGAGAGTTTGTTACGAGCTTATAGGTCATTCATCAGTTCCAATGAGGGTGATCTTGGCGTAGTTAGCGTTGTTACTGACGAATCCTAGCGGTCCGGTCGTAATCAGTAGACTGTTATTTACAACGCGGAGAATTCGTTTTTCTGTCGTAAGCTCATTCATTTTTGGCTGAATATAGAACGAAAGACACTGGTTGAGTCCACCATCAGCAAGGTCGATAGTGACATTGGAAACCGCGTCGCCAGGATTGAAGAGTTTGTACGCTAGTGTGTGAGTCGCATTAGATGAGCCATTAGACACAAGCGTCATTGCCGGTGATTCGGTAGACGATGTTGCTGCGCCAGATGAATTGTAGACTGCGAAAGCAGCCATAGGAGTCTCATTGCCACCAGATGCAATAACTTGTGCAGCTGGATTGCCAGATGTGAACTCATAATTGACACTAGACAGATCGATACTGGCTACATTGACGTCGCCTGCTTCGAATGAAGATCGGAGAACGACAATGTACTTTGAAGTGCCGTAATTCGTCGTTTGATCAGATGTATGGACCATTCCATTACCGACTCTGGTGTTTAGATCTGCGTTCTCAAGAATCTTGTACGAAACGACAGACCTTAGACCTCCAGAAGTTGTATTTGCTGGTGAATCACCATCATAAATCTGGGTCCAGCCGCCAGGAGTATTGGTTTCTGGAGTAGTCTCTACGTGCCGCAAGGTATGACCCGATTCAGAAACAGATGACACCAAAGAGATCGGCGTTCCATTCGCAGAGGTCGCCAACTGGAGAGTCGTGAATGTCGTATTGACCACATAATAGACACCGTCAGTTGTAAGCCCGCCAACCGCAGTATTACCAGCGGCGACACCATAGAGAACTAGAGTGTTGTTTACAAACCGGTTGTTAGAGAACGTGATCGTCTTGTTGGTATTTGAGACGTCACTAAGGGCATTAAAACTTGCATTTGCTGTAGGCAGCGCATGTTCTGACAAATCGACCAGCAGGGCCAGATCACCTACCTGCGCGGCGGATGGAACTGCGACCGAACTATAATAGAATCTGTGCGTTGCCGCGGATGCAAGAGCCGTCAACGTAACCGGAGATCCGCCAGGCGTAGATGAAAGTCTAAATCCGGTAGTGTTTGACTGCACTACATAGTAGAGATCAAGGTTCTTAAGACCGCCAATCAGCGTAGATCCGATGCAATGATACCGAACCATATCTCCATCATACAGAGGCTGCGTCGTTGGAAGAATGAAGTTATCGGCATTGGATACTTGAGTACGCCCATTAACTGACAGGGTGGCGTTTCCAGTTGCTTCGATGCCAGCTACAGAAATTGATGATGGACGTTGGTAGCGCAAGATAATGAAATCACCGTTAGAAAACAGATTGCTAAACGCCGTATTGACTCCAATGACATTTGCGCCAGCTACCGTGGTTTGAACAACGGTTGATTGATTGTTTCCATAAACATAGATCGCCGAGTCATTAGCATTAAGAGGAGTATGGACGTCACCTGCGGTGACATACGCGCCAAACAACTTTGTACCAGCGACGTGCGCGACCTTCTTGAACATATCAGCATAGCGCTCAAGCGGAAATTCCGTTTGAATTTCGTAGGAGTACTCCTGATAATAGTCGCCATCGTGTAGTTTCTTAGTTCCAGATAGAACACCACCAGTCTCGCGGTAGTAGCCAGTTCCAAAACCCTGGCGACCAAGATGGAGTGTCGCAATTCCGGAGATCGATGCATTTCCAGTTTTGTAGAAGATTACGTCTTCATTTTCAACGTAGCCAAACCCCGAATTGATAACCTCCAATGACACTACAGATCCATTTGCGTAGGAAGCATTAGTGTCGATCAAAGCGTTGATGCCCGCTGATTCTGATGATAGATCATTGCTGACTGTGTTTAGAAACGCGACAGTGTTCGACGAGACTCCGGTGATATAGGACTGCGCGACGTTTGCTGTAGAGAACGAGTTTGCTACCTTCGTGCGGTGGACATGGATTGCCGATGTATTACCGGATACGATGATGCCAGACGCGCCGTTTGCATAGACACCGCCTGTGGAATTGCACTGCTTGATCACTTCGCCGATAACAAAAGTGCCTGTAGCATTCGAGAATGTTAGATCATAATCCTTTTTTCCAAGACTGTAAGATCTTGGATCATAAACCACGACCATCGGCGAGTCTGTGTAACCAGAACCCGGATTGATTAAGGTGATTGAAGCGTTGGCGATCTTTCCGTAGTTGATGTCCAAGAATGTCAGTGCATCTTGAATCGGCGAAGTAACATTTGCGGTTGGTGTTGCCGGGAAACTGAATGCGGTGGCGTCGAGAAGCGTATTCGCGTAGGTTTCGATGATGTCAATGTTCGTGTTCGACGACTCAAGATATGTGAAGGTCGTGTTCGAACCCAAAGTAAAGCCAGCACCTGCACCAGCGGTGATTGTTCCGATTGTTCCGTTTGTCGATGAAGTGAGACCGACAATGTAGCCATTGGAATAAAAGGTGTTTGTAACCGAGCGAACACCGACTTTGTTGCCATAGGAGATAACGTTGGCAGTTTTTCCGGAAGAAGCACCAGTAATTCTCAGTCCGGTCTTAAAGACTCCATTTGCGTGTGTAGTCGTAAGAACAACATTAGAACCCGCGGAAGTGACCGTTTTAACAATGCCGGTTGCGACAACAGATCCAGAAGAGTTTGACTGATTGATGATTTCGCCTACCGAGAACAAACCTGTGTAGGAGTTAGCAATAAGAGAAACGTTGGATCCCTGAGCGATAAGGTTGGCGGTTGCCGTGACTACCGTGTATGCGGAAACGTTTGCCCAAATTGTGTTTCCGGTTGTATAAATGTTGGCAGTGCCAAGCTGCAGGTTACCGGAGGCCACAGATACAGTAAGACTTGACGTATTCATCGTCACGATCTTACCGGTCCCAACCATTAGATTGTTGGCATAAAATTTATTGATCGTCTGGCCGTTTGCGAACGTACCATTTGCGTTTGCGTAAGTAAGACGTACTAGATCCTGCTTTACGGTTTCGAATCTCGTAAAGGAAGTGTTTGAGATTCCTGTGACAGTCATCACAGAATTCGAGATAAGGACTTCAGAGTTTGAGCTATATCCGAATCCACCATCATCAAGCTCGAACGACACTGTGCCTGCGACGTCTTCTGTATTCGCGATAAGAGCCTTTCCGTAGGCTCCATTGTTGGATACGAAGTTGACTGTTTCACCAATGCTGAACCCTGTGCCACCGTCAAGAACGTCAATAGAAGTCAGCGAACCGGCTACATTTGGGCAGTCTGTGAAATCATTGTCAATTGCCAAGATCTCTCCAGTGGAGAAATCACCAGAGACGTTCGACAGGAAGAAGACGTGAATGAATTTGTTCTTAGCTCGGCGAACGACATAGTCGTCTACAAACGCTGTAGCGCCAGATGAGAGTCCAGTAATTCCCTTACCGATGAAGCCCATGTTACGGCTAGATGGAGTAACCTCTAGGTAAACTGGTCGAGTCCACTCGCCAGCCGACAGCTTGAAAATATCGTCACCGGGGTAGTAAACCGACGCTGGAACGCCGTAAACGAGCTTGAAGAAAAGATCAGCAGCTCGTTCTGTACCCTTCGCGCGATAGAAATCCAACGCGTGCTTAATGAAGAGCCGCTTGTTAGACTCAGTTTGGAACTGAATGTTCCGAAGGTACTTCTCTTTGAAGTGTACAATGAAGTCATCGGTTGTCTTGTCGATGTCTCTGTAGTCGGCCAAACGACGCGTATGATAATTGACTTGGTCGTCAGACTCCAACCACTCATAGTACGCCTTTATGAAGGCGACAAACATCGGTCCCTCATCCCTATAGAAATCAGGGAACTGGCTCTCGACTAGAGAAGAGATCTTGGGTTCGATAGAAATCATTCGCGAATGGTCTCAATTGTGGTCGAGATATCATCATCAGCAATAGCGATGATCATGTTGCGGGCGGCAGTGATGTCCTTGTTCTCAGGAATCGCATAAAGCTTAAGAACAGAAGATCCACCGACGATTGTATCAATGCGAAGTCCTTGGATCGACACCTTACCTGTGGTTACATTGAAGTTGCCTACTGGCTTAGCCTTAGTCCGAACTGCGCCATCGATGTACGACAGCCAGAGAACTCCATCCGTACCGCCCTCAAGAACACAGACCCGGTCATTGACTCTGAACTGACTTGATCGGACTACTGAAAGCTCGATTGGATCACTTGGTGCTACAGAGCCTGGAGTGTTTGGATTGAAGGAAAGTCCGAAATCGATGACATAATCCGAAGTAACTCCAAAGACCGGTGAGATTTTCTTAAGAGCAAGGATTTTGGTATCATTAGAGACAATAGAGCTATGCGCGTCGTCAATCGCGGACACCAACTGACTGTAACGAAGAGTCGCCTTAAAGTCATCAAGATTCGTCGAAGAAAAGTCTGAGATGGCCGAAACTGTTAGAAGTCGAATGTCGTTCTCGCTAAGGTTGGTAAGATTGACATTGTAACGGACGGTTGTTCCGACATAGATGTAGAGATAATCCGGCGTGACGAACACCGGATCAATCGACATAGGAGACCGACGCTTCAGAAATTTCTTGTAGATGATCTCTTTGGATTTTGGAAGGCCATCAAAATTTTGGAGGTCGACAGAAACAAAAACCTTACCGAACCGCGGCGGATCGGCCTCTTCACCGCCGTACGCGGAAACAGCATTGATCTCCGGGAACTCTGCTCTAAGCAGATTTTCATAGTCTTCAGGTGTAATTGCGCGCTCTTGTGTCGTGAATGCCCGAGGCGCGTTGAATTTGATTGAGTTGAGCGACTCATAAATTGAACCACCTGAAGCAGCTGACACGGTAGTAACAGCAACATTTGAGTATCCGCCGATAGTTCCATCGGCTACAAACTTGAACGCGCCATTTGGTAGTTCACCATGACAGACCCGAGCTTCTAGAACAACGGTTGAGTTGTCAGCCGGAGTCCGACCAATGACACCATCACCGAAAACGATTTCATACTTTTCGTTTTCGGTCATCTGAACAAAGAAGATCTTTGAGGTGGAATTCAGGTCGTAAAGATTCGTAGCGCGAGTGTAGGTGTAAACGTCGGCGCCTGAGTTCTCAATGACAGTGACCGACAGTGATCCAACATCGACGGTTTCGTTTGTAAGGACGAATCTTTGCGTCGGATCATCTGAACGATAGACATAAGTGTCGGTGACGTAGACGCCTTCATAAACAGTGACGTCACCAGTAAAGACACCAGCATCTCCAGTCAGAACGATGTTTTCGTCTGTCGAAAATGTGTAGGTATTTGATCCTACTCTAGTCGTGAACGACGTTCCTTTAGGCGCAGTAATAGTCGTGATCGCAACATTGCCGGTGTTGATAACAACTTGAAGATCCGCTCTAGCGCCGGTGAACGAACGAGGAACATAGTTGAGCTCCTTTGCATGAGAAACCGCTGACGCGCGGATCTGCGCAGAGTCCATGAACATCTCGTTGCCGATCATGTTCAAGTAGAAGCCATTGATGTTGGTGTTGAAACCCAGCAAATCCATCAGGACGCTAATGTTCGCGCCGTCAAAATCGTAATCTTGAAACTTCGTTTGAGAACGCAGAAAGGACTTAAAGGCCTCAATCAGGCCCTGACGATCGAGGTTGACCAAATTATTTGAAACGGCCATAAAGGTCTTACCTCGTTCTTTGCAGCGGGATCGTGACAGTCACCGGATTAGGACTAGACACGATCGTATAGATGATAGTGACTGAATAAGCATTGCGATCGGCAATTGAACTTACGACGACGTCGATAATCTTGGCGCGCGGTTCGTGCTTCTCAAGAGTTGTTCGAATAGCTGAGCGTAGAGCGCTTTCAGTCTGCGGAGATGCTAGTTCGAAGAGAATGTTTCGAACATTAGAGCCAATTTCCGGTCGGCCCAGTCGTTCGTATTTATTTGTGAGGATAAGGTTGCGAATTGACTGGGTCACCGCGGTCTCGTTGGTGTTTCTAACCAGCTGTCGGCTGTCTGGATGCGCCAAGAATCCGCGTGTAAAGTCACTAAAGAAGACTTGATCCTTGTTTGCCTCAATCATTTCCCATCATCCATTTCGAGGATTACTTATCGACTATTTAGATCCGTCCAGACATATAGGCATTGATCGCAGTAAGTTCTCCAGCAGAAGGAGCCGCGTTCAGGATCATGATGTCTCGGACTTTACCGACCCAACCGGTTGCAGTACCGGCCGGAGTATTACCCATCGCGATACGAGTAGTACCAGTAGAGCCGTGGTTAGTTAGGGTGGATAGTGTGTCATTATCGAACGATCCTTGCATCTGCGTTCCGTTCCAAAGACACCGGCCATAGTGCCGACCTAAGAATGAAGCTCCACTGTAGGTCGAAAGCGCAGCACCGTCTGATGTCCTTAGTCGTGAAACGCTTGATACCGAAGCACGACGAACTTCTCTATAGTTACCGTTAGTTGTAGTGCCATACGAAACAAGAGGTCGGGTTGCGTCAGCGTCAGTTTGAGACGCGGTGTCTTCAGCGACCCACAAGATTTCAGAGTAGTTTGTACCAGTAGGAATAGCCGCTGGAATAGATGCTGACCTCATGTAGTCGCCGCCGTCAAAAGTAACAGCTGGTGCTGCACTATTCCATCCAGTTGCAGAGTACTGCGGCTGTGCGGCAGCAGTTCCCTGCGTTAAACTGATGCTAGAGATTTCGTCGGCCCACGCAGTGACACTTGCTCCGGATAGAGTGAGCTTAGATGTAGAATCTGCATTCCACCAAGCTACAAGTTTAGATCCAAGAATTGTGATTGGTGTAGCCCCAAATCTATAGGGGTCAATGATCATCATGTCTTGAGGCCGATCAAGTAAATTTTAGCGCCCTTGGCGCCGGTTCCTGCACCGTCGATGTCGATTGTGATTTCAGCATCGTCGGCCAAGGACGTATCGCTAATGACTGCCGGAGTAGCGGCGGTGGTGCTAGTCTTTTCGCTAGCATCAATTGTCAACGTAGTACTGAAGATGGAAGCACCCGATTCATTAACATCGAATGTCACTACACCCGAGCTTGAGACGGTCGTGAGACTTGCTCTGACCTCAAGCAACGTAAAGGCGTATGGCATACGGAATGTTACCTTGGCAGTACCGGTCGTAAGTGTCGTCGTCTCGTCAGAGACTGCAATGATGATCGACTCTTTGGCCGCTCTATCTACGTACGCTGTTGTTGCCAATTGTGTCGTATTCGCTCTAGCAGAGGCCGTCGGGCCTGCTGGTGTGCCTGTGAAGGTCGGCGACGCGATGTTGGCTTTAAGGTCTAGTGCCGTTTGTTGCGCGGTTGAAACTGGTTTTGCTGTATCCGCCGTGTTGTCTACACTACTAAGACCGACATCGCTCTTGGTCAACGTCAAATCAGTCTTGAGCTGGGACATAGTTCTATTGGTCCACGCTCCAGACTTTCTCTGGATGACATCATCGTTCGCTGGAGACAGCGCCGAGATATCGGTTAGATCTTGATCGATGGCCTGTTTTGCAGAAAGCGCTGATTGTAAATCTGTTTGATCTGACAGAGTCCCAGTAATAGCGCCCCAGGCGACAGATCCACCGCCAGAAGGACCGCGGATATCTACTGCACTCGCAATAACAGACGTAAGACCGGATGCGCCAATATAATCACCAACCGCGGGCTTTGTTCCAGTTCCGCCAGTCCAATCTGAAATTTGAAGAACCCTGCGGGACCCGTCTGTAGCGATTGCCATGATTGGCGACCAACCATCTTCGCCGTCGGCTCCAGGAGCTCCATCAGCACCGTCGGCTCCAGGAGCTCCATCAGCACCGTCGGCTCCAGGAGCTCCATCAGCACCGTCGGCTCCAGGCGGTCCTTCAGGACCTTCTGGGCCAGGTGGTCCTTCGGGACCAGGAGCGCCACCACCGCCGCCCTCAAGTTGTGGGATAGAAGCAGGACCTGGAATCGAGACATTGCCTAGAATTGAGACGGATGACCCCTGGATTGCGACGGCCGCTGGTGATGATAGTGACATTGCACCGGCGGCCGTGATTGTCGCCGAGCCACTAACCGTAGAGGTCGACGACCCACTGACAGTGGCAGACATATCCCCACCGACCTGAACCGTCGAGGAGCCAGTGACATTGATTGTGGAATCACCGCCAACTTCTACGGTTGACTTGCCCTTTATCTGTACCTTGACATCCCCGCCGACATAGACCGTTTTGTCACCGGTGATGATCTCGTAATCATCTTCCGCTACCTTGCGAACCCAACGTCCATCTTGGTTGATTTCGGTGTACGAACCGCTCTTATGCCATACATGAATACGCTCGGCTCCAGGAGTGTCATCGAGCTCGATGACGTGACCGGATTTGGTCGTCATCACCTTATTGTAGGGATATTTGGCGCCGTACGCACTGTCTGGTTCTGGTCCAAGCGGTGTTTTCGCAAGAATCTGCTTTCCGCGGACAAGTTCACTGATGTCTTTGATCTTGGCAATTGTGCCCCAGATAAGAGGCATGTTTCCATCGAAGCCGTCAGCGTAGAAACCTACGACCCATGATCCAACTTCAATACCATTAGGAGACAGACCGACACCGTCTAGAGATGCGCTCTGAACGTTGGTGATTGGGAAGGCCCATGGAAGTTCTTCAGGTTGAAGATCATCATGATCAGTAAAGGCCCGGATCTTGAAATATCCAGCCATATCTTCATCGCCAATATCCTCGACGACACCAATGAACCATCTGAACTTCTCAAGACCGAGCTTTTGCGTGGTGGTCATTTGTCAGACTCTCCATAGGAGCCCTTGAGACACTCCATAACCGTAGTGTGCGCGATCGAACCACCCTCGTTAGACAAAATGTGACAAAGTTTGGCGATTCCGTAGTTACCGGAAACGAG